TTCACCATTTCTCAACATAATTCCTGCTTCAACTTCCATGATACATTGAGGTAAAACTCCACTTGTAATTGCATCAAACTTTTTGATACTCTCAGGAGAACCATCTTCAGCCTCATGAAACGGCATAGAATGTCGTATTGCATCTACCACGCAACCACATACTGCACGTATGTCATCAGGCCACATTCCCTCTGCGAGAGCTTGATTCTGTTCTACAGTTTCCCAGCATCCCGAAACAAATCCGTAAAGATATGTCGTTGGATACCAGTATGGAGTAGCTCCGTCTGGATGTGCATTTACACTCGTTGCAAACAATAGTGCTACTCCTGTTAATAATATTTTAAATTGCATCTTTAGGATTTGGTTCTTGTGCTTTCAATCTCATCAAATTAACCTCTTCCATAGAACACTTGAAAGAAACATCATAAACAATCTGAGCATTCAGGGGATCAATAGGTTGTTTATTGAAGTCCATCATGAATGTTTCATAGTCATAATCTATAGACATAACATCTATGATGCATTTACAAAGACTGTATAAATGCTCTGGTGGATATTTCATACGAACAGCTGGATCATGAGACATTCGGGTAAAATACAAAGTTACCCAATAGTTTCTCTGGTCATCTGTCCATGTACTTACTTGTTCTGTCACTGGCTCCGTGACAACTGGTGCCTCTTTGGACACACACCCTATCATTATAAAGCAAACACAAATAACGAAAAGTTTGCTTATAGTTTTCATTTATTACCTTATTATACCTTCCTTATATTCGACCTTTCCAGCAACTTTCATTGCGGTCATACACTTCTTACGATTTTCCATAAGATTGTAACTGCAATGTACCCAGCCACTGTTTGGATCTTTTCCATCATAAAACTCCAGTATCAACTGATCAAATTCAAGATTATCCCGAATCCATTCTGCAAGATCTGGATTAGACACACTGTAACTTTCAAAGTCAGCAGCCTGTCCATGACAATGCTGACTCCTATCGGAACCACCCACTGCCTTATTCAAGTCTGGACTACGATAGCCCGAGTTTACTGTAATAACTCCAAATTCATCTCTGACTGGCTGAAGAATATGAATCGCAAGATGAGTCATATTCACCAGATGTTCAAGATCCTTTGGAGTATTATCTATACCAGCTCTTTCAGCAGTAGAGGATTTTGTCAACTCTCTTAAACTGAAATTTTTCGATAATCTAATCTGCATTTGATTCCTTTTTCTTTCTGGGTTTTCTAGGTTTCTTTTCTGCTGGTTTTTTCTTCGCAGGAGCCTTCTTTACAGGTTCCTTCTTCTCAGCTGGTTTCTTTCTAGGTTTTCTTTTTTTAACCTCTGGTTCCTTCTCCAGAGTTTTCTTTACGGCTTCTTCCAAAACTTCATCCGTTGTGGTGATTTCTTTTGGTTGTTCCTTCTCAACTGGTTCATCCTGTAATTCAGGTTTCAAATCACCCCAGAACCATTTCTTAACATTACTCCACCAACTCATTCTGAATCTCCTAAGTGAGTATTATATTTTTGAACGATATACGACCTGACAAGCCCACTACGAACAATGTCACCTATATCAAATTCACATGAATAGAATTCTTTCATCCCATCAATTATCTTCATAAAATTACCAAGTCCTGAGCGTTCTCTTTCCTTGGTCAAATCCGATTGATCAAAGTCACCACAAAACATAATCTTGGAGTCTTGACCCACTCTTGTCATAATAGTATCAAGCTCATGAAAGTTGAGATTCTGACACTCATCAACAATAATGATTGCATTGTCCAAAGTGATTCCTCTCAGAAACGATGTGGACAGAAACATCATAGATCCTTGTTTTTTCAGACGATCATACAGAAAATCAAATTGATCCTCTGTAGGCATCTTAAACATAAACCTTACCATATTATCATACGGAACTTGATACAGTGCAGACTTATCTTCTTCATCGCCAGGCAGAAAACCTATCTCTCTCGTTGAGATCAAAGACCTAACAACATACACACAACTGTACTTTGATTTAGGATCTAATACCTCTTTCAGAGCATGATATAATGTAACAAAGGTTTTACCAGTTCCAGCTGAACCATACAAGAATAGACACTTACCTTTCTTGTATTCCTTTATTACCTCAGATTGATTTTTGGTGATGCCTTTCACATCAACCATATCTTCAGATTTTATAGTGTGTTTTTTACTCATACATCTAAACTATTGCCTGGGTTATTTCGTGAGATCTCTTTTAGCCTATCTTTCCAACCATCTGAGGTATGACTTCTCCATGATCCTTGCATACTTACAATTGACATTTTTGCTGGATAAATTTGGATCTCATCAAAACAAACCCTACATGGTATTTTGCATGGATTCTCACGTTCTGCTACCTTGTGGGACTCTTCCCAAGAGCTCCCACAACCTTTACATTTATATTGATATGTCGGCATAATTTCTCACTTGCACATATAGTATATAGGTTCAACGATAAAAAATATGATCTCCTATTCTTCCAACTTTTGGAAAAGTCTTGGACCATCTAGGGCTTACTGCATAGGTATGATAGTACCTTGCTCCCTCTGTTATATCTAAACCTTTGGTTTTGATTGCGTTATAGGATTCAATTGCTAAGAATGCAATCTTATCTGACTCCTTATAAGCTCGTCTGTTTTTTACGTCATCATTTTTTCCATCACAGTACCAACTGAATTGGCATCTGTTTAGTTTGGGATGACCACTTGGCCAATGTAGACCTTGATAGACAACTTCACAAATTGAATTTGGAAACTGCTCATCATGTACCCTGTTCAAAGTAACCATTGCAACAGCAAACTGTCCTGCAAATGGTTCGTTCCTTGCTTCGAAATATATGTTTCTTGCAAGACACTCTCTTTGTTTTGTTGCTTCCATAGCAATAGTCTTGTAACTCCATTTTGGAATTACGTCATGATTGACACTTGCAAAACCTACAGGCTCTGCAAATATCGTCAAAGAAAATAACAAAACAATGCTTATGAAAATATGTTTCATATAACCTTGTTCTTCGTGATCCTCAATCTCTATAATAATGATAGGGAACATAATATAATTCACTTCGGCGGATCGTTAAACCGAAATACATTGCTAAATTGTCAGAGGGGGATTTTTACAATGAGGCTAGGTTGCCGCACTCACATCCCCGACATTGGATTTGCATTTAAGACTCCCTAAAAAAAAGATTGTATTATATTTATACATCCTGTCTTTGGTAGTCATCGTTCCAACCAAAAGCCTCTTTGACAACTGCATCAGAGAGTCCTTTGTAGGTTCTATGAAGGGTTTTATCCTTTGCTTGGATAAGAACCTTTGCTTCATCTTTGTGAAGACCTTCTAACATCTGAACAAACAATGTTTCTCTTCTCATAGATTGTAAACTAGGATCACCACCTTTACAAAATCTGTATAGTTTTTTGTACTCAGTATACAATTTTGTATGTTCAGTTCCCTCTGGGGCTTCATTCTCAATGAAAGGTGGAGAACCTTCTGGAAGTTCTGAGATTATTTTTGGATCAAAAGACATCTTACAGATAGCTCTGAGTGCTTCTGAATCGTTGGTTTTTAGTACCTTAATCTTCTCAGGTTTGGTTTTTGCATTATTGACCTTCTGAAAGATTTCACTTATCAGTAAAGTTCTAACTTTGACTGATGGTTCTTTTTTTGGTTTTTCCCAAGCTTCCTGTCCAGCAGGTTGCCGTTCGGTATCCATTACTACTGTCATATTAAAAATCTCCTATGGTTTCAATTAGGTTATTAAGTCTTTTCTCCACAAAGAAATTTAGAAGATCTCTTCTTTTTCCTTGTGGCTCTTTCTGATACTCTTCCCAAATCTTTTCACACAGATTTGTTGGAGTTTCATTGAGATCTATAAGTTTTTGGTTTCGATGAAAGTTTCTGATTTCCGTTTCAGACCTACCACTTATCTCTGCATTATGTAGTACAAAGTTCTCAACATACTTTTTAGTGATGGGCTTCTGACGAACACCATCTACTATAGAGTTGTCAGCAGATAGAACATTCGGTATTCCATCACTCTTATCACCTCTCAGAATATGCTCAAACAAATATCCATGAGGTTCAATCCCATTGACTAGTTTCTTAGTAACAGGACTCCATTGATATACATTGTCATACTGATGTAACTGAATGAAATCTTTATCACTAGAAATAATCATGATCTTTTCATTTCTAGATTCTGTTCTAGAAAGATAGCCGATGATATCATCAGCCTCTGCACCATCTACCTGTATAAATCTGTATGGGAATACAGTCTTCAGTTCTTCTTTGATTGTTTCAAAACAACCGAAGATCTGAGTCCAGTTTAGTGGTGACTCTTCTCGACCTGTCTTTCGACCAGCCTTGTATTGAGGAAAATGTTCTCTTCTCCATGAATGAGGTGAGTCACAACAAATGACCAACTCACCATATTTTTCATTATACTCTGTACGATACATACGGAGACTGTTTAGAACCATGTGTCGAATAAAATCAACATCTGCT